GACGTGTACCGTTCGCGCAGTCCGATGGTCAACTTGGACAGATACTCCGCAACCTCTTGGTTACTGTTTTCGTCAAGCCCGGCGGAAAACTTGCTGAAGGTGTCCACCACGATCAACGCTGGTCGAATGCCCACCTCGTCGACCGCCGCCTGTAGGTCGGCCATCTCCTCATCGGCGTTAAGGTTGGCGACCGACTCGAGCGCCAGCAGTTGCAGATCGTCCAGCGCCCTTCCTTGGCCATGCGTCATCATCCACGCCTCGACACGCCGACCCAATCCCGCGCCCTCGCCCGACAGGATCACGACCGGATTACCCGCCGCCGCAATCCGCATCGACCAATCAAGCGCCACGAACGACTTGAACGATGCGCGTGGGCCAGCCAGCACGGCCAGCACGTTGGCCTCGATCACGTTGTGAATGAGCCATACCGACTCGCGCCGCTCCGACACGATCTCGGACACTGGCCGCAGCACCAACCGCCGCGCGCCTCTTGCCGTGGGCCGTGTGGCCGGTTCGGTGGCCGGTTCCGATGTCCTCTGAAGCCCTTGAGCCTCGGGCACGTCCGACCAGTCCGGCTCGCCTTCTTCGCGTGGCGGCGGGCCGAGCCGCACGGCCTCGGATACGTGGACATAACCGCCCGCCTTTGCTGCGCTGAATACGCTACCGAGCGTCACGCCGCCCGCCCGGTCGAGGTGGAACGACTGCCATCGGTGCTCGATGTCTGCACGTCCTGCGTAGTTGTGCGGCAGCGTGCCAGTCAGTCCGCCGCTTGCCCACGCATCCCAGAGTTCCAGTCCATCGTCAGCGCCGCCGCTCGCGTGGTGCAGCGCCATGCCGACCATCAACCATGCGTCGTATTCCTCCGGGTTGATATGCGCCAGCGCATCCGTGACGCGCGGCAGATCGCGCTGGAAGTCTTGGCTAGTGCCGAGTCGCGGCGGCAGTTTCGCGGCCACCTCCGACGGCAACTCCAAGTCCATGCGCCGCTCGTCGATCAACCCAGCGGGCAGCGTGGCAATGTCAGCCAGCGGGCCAGACTGCCCAAAGTGCAACGGCCACCAAATGACGTAGCCGCCTTCCGCTCGAATGTCCAGCCCGCCCCGACGCACCTTGCCGAGCGTCACGCTGGCCCCGCCTCGAATCTTCACCCCTGCGGGCGTCTGGAACAAGTAATGCCGCCCACCGCTTCCGCCGCCCGTCTGGTGTACTCGGGTGGCAGTTAGGCTTGACTGGTTTTCGGACAGCCAGTCTTGCGCCTGGTCGTCTGCCACCCGCGCGTCGAAGTCGAGCACGGCTAGGTTGGTACGCGATCCAGTCGGCACGCCCACGAGCGCGTCGGGGTAGTTGCCCCACCATCGCCGAATCATCGCCTCATCTTGGCTTGCGTCCTTGAACCCGTTACGGGTCAGCGGGGACTTGGCCTTCTGGATACGTCCGGTGGTGTCCTTCTCATCACGCCGTCGACACGGAAATACCGGGTAACGCTTGGCGAGGTCGAGTACCTTTTCGACGGGCACGATTGCAGTGAGTTCGGGTTGTGTCATGGGTAGATATCCGGCCTTAAGGTATTTCTCCGTACTCCCGTAGCGGCCTCGATGTCAAGTACCCGCATGACCGGCACGCGGCCAGCCTCGACCCACTGGTGGACAGCCTGCGGTTTTATCTTGAGTTTTCGCGCGAGCGCGGCCTGTCCGCCAGCCTTTGCTATGGCAGCAAGGAGGGCAGACTTAGGACTTTGGTGTGGTTGTTTACGCATACGCGGCCGAGCATACCGCAGGGCGGACAAGAATATCAAGCGCTGCTTTTTAATCAAGTAGTGCTTGACACCCCCAAATTGGCATGGTCTACTACACACATGGACGGCGCAGTGCCGGGCCAAAAGCGATAAGAAGGAGTCAGAAAATGCAAGTTCAAATCATCGAATCAAAGCAAGTTCAGTACGCCACCATCGGCCGTCACGTGTACGCCACGATGCAATGCGGCAAACATTTGATGTCTGTATCCATTGGCAAGCACAGCATCACGGCTGTGATGCACAACGCATCAAACCGTGCGTTCAAGCAACTTGGCAAAACATACCGCAACTTTGACGAAGCCTTGAGCAACTATAAGTCTTCGGAGGCTCGCGCCATGATCGAAGCCGCGCGCAACATTTGGAATACCGCAGAGGTGGCGGCATGAACCGCCCATCCATCTGGCCCCAAGCAATCGCCATCCTTTTTTTGTGCCTCGCCGCTTGCGCCATCGAGCCATGCGACGGGCATTCGTGTGATGAAGAAGTAACCATTAAGGAGTTTAAGTAAATGAGCATTTTTGTTAGCGCAACATCCGGCGGCAACTATCCCGAGCGCAAGCCCATCGAAGCCGGAGCCTATGCCGCCATCTGCGATATGGTCGTCGATCTCGGGGTACAGCCCTCACCTGGCGGACAGTACGCGCCCAAGCGCACTTTGCTGCTGCGCTTTCCGATCCCGAGCGAGCGCGTGGAGTTTACGAAGGAAGGCGAGACCCGCAGCCTGCCCGCCGTTATCAGCCGCACGGTCGGCCTGTCGTTGAACGAGAAGGCAACGCTACGCCAGTTGTTGCAATCGTGGCGAGGTCGTGCATTCACGCCGGAGGAGTTGAAGAAGTTTGATTTGACAGCAGTCCTCGGCAAGCCCGCGTTTATCAACGTGACGCACAGCACGAAGGGTGACAAGACCTACGCCAATTTGACCAGCATTATGCCCCTTCCGAAGGGCATGGCCGCACCGGCTCTAGAGGGCGAGGCGCTCTGGTGGTCGTCGGATTCGCCGAATCTAGACGCCTTCAATAAGTTGCCCGCCTGGGTTCAAGAAAAGATCAGCAACCGGATCATCGAGCAGCCTGCTATTGCGAAGATCGCTGCTGCGAAGCCTGCTGCCGTAGCGCCTGCGGAATTCATCGACGATGAGGTGGCCTTCTGATGGCAACTGCAAGATATGGATACAAACTGGCAGACGGCACGAAGGTGCCGTCGGTCACTACCATTCTCAAGATCAAAGACCCCGGAGCGCTGATCAACTGGGCCTATAAGACAGGCCGCGAGCACGGCAACCTCGAAGGCAAGGGCCAGTTCGCACCGGCCAACCTTTACCAGGGCAACGATGCCTTGCAGATCGGGACGTGCGTTCACGAGATGTGCGAGGTGTTCGTAAAAGGTGGCGATCCGACCGCGCATCTTGATGGCGTGATGGAGAAAGCCGAGACGCTGGACAAGGCAGCATTCCGCGCGCAAGTTGTTAGCGCCTACTCGGCTTTCGAGTTTTGGTGCAAGGGCACCCAATTGGAAATCCTCGAATGCGAGGTGCCGGTACTGTCAGAGACGCACCGCTACGGCGGCACGCTCGACTTCATCGGGCGGCTGAATGGTCGGCTTGTGCTCGGCGACTTCAAGACCAGCGGCGGAGTGTACCCCGAATATTTGATTCAACTAGCCGCCTACGCCAAAGCCTACGAAGAATGCAAGGGACTGAGGATCGACGGCGGATACCATCTGCTGCGCTTCAGCAAGGAAAACGGCGACTTCGGGCACCACTTCTACCCAAGCCTGGACGACGACGCATGGCCCGCGTTCCTGCATCTGCGGGCGCTGCACGACTTGAACGAGAAACTTAAAAAGAGGGCTGCGTGATGGGCGAGCCAATGTACACCGACGACGAACTGTTCCAAGACTTGATGCACGACCCGGTGGACTCACCACGCCACTACCAGTTGCGAATCGGCGGCGTGGACGCGGAAATGATCGACGTGATCCGTTCGATCCTCGGGCAGCGTGGCGCGCTGGCTTACTGTCACGGCTCGGCGCTCAAGTACCTGGGCCGCGCGGGCAAGAAAGACGGCGCACCGACGGCGCAAGACCTTCGCAAAGCCGCGTGGTTTTGTACATTTGCGGCGCACATCGCAGAAGATTTAGAGGAGGATGATAAGTGAACGCTGTTCTTCAATCATCAATTGTTTTTAATGATCCTGTTAGCAATGCGGAGCAGGCTTTTGTTGGCCTAGAGTCAATGGATATTGCACAAAAAATTGATGCAATAAACCGTATAAAAATGGCATTGCAAAAGCACTCACCATTTGCCGATGAGCCTGTGGATTGCGTGCAATGGGTTCCGGCAGAATTGGTTACCGCTAACGACTACAATCCGAACACGGTTGCTCCGCCAGAAATGAAATTGCTTGAGCACTCAATTACGGAAGATGGCTACACACAGCCGATAGTCTCGTGGCATCGTGATGGTCAATACGAGGTTGTTGACGGGTTTCACCGGCATCGAGTTGGCAAGGAAAGCAAGACGGTAAACAAGCGCGTGCATGGATACCTTCCGCTTGTTGTTATCAATGCAGAACGTCAAGACAAAACAGATCGAATTGCGTCAACTATTCGCCACAATCGCGCGCGCGGCAAGCATCGTGTAGAGGCTATGTCTGAAATTGTTGTTGAACTTAAGCGCAGGAATTGGACTGACGAAAAGATTGCGCGCGAACTCGGCATGGATGCGGACGAAGTGTTAAGGCTGTGCCAAATAACTGGCATTGCAGAGGCATTTAAGGATGAGCAGTTCTCCCAGGCATGGGAGGCAGATAAAACAGATGAATCTGCTGTTGGCGCTGAAATCATTTCAGATGTAATTTCTGACTTTCAGCCGAATGATAAGGGCAGGGTTTTCCACACTTGGGAAAAATGGGAATGCTTCCGCGCTGGGTTCTATGCGGAGCGCCCAGTAAACATGACCCATGAAGAAGGAGAAGAAAAGTATGGCGACTTTCTTGCAGATTTGTCGGCATTTGAATCTGCTCTCCATGGCGTTACGACCCAATGGAAGTTTTCATGCGAGCATTATTTAACAAATGACCGCATGAATCGTATTGCTTGGCTCGGGCAGGCTTCCGTGGCGTATGCTCTTGGAATACCGTCATGCTGTCGAGGCGGATATCACCGCCTGGATGAAACACAAAAAGCAGCGGCAGATGATATGGCTCTTAAATACTTGAACTTGTGGCTTGCTGCAAACGGCCACGAAGCAGTAACTCACGAGCAGGCTGGCGGAAGAACCGAGGCGGAGTTGTACTAATGGCAACCATTAAAAAGCCAATAGGCATTGATACCTTGCAGGCCGCGCGTGATCGGGTGCGCTACGTGTTCGATAATTTTGAGGCAGTGTATATATCCTTTAGTGCTGGCAAGGATTCCAGCGTAATGATGCACCTAGTGATGGAAGAAGCCATGCGTCGGAAGCGCAAGGTTGGCGTGCTGTTGATTGATCTTGAGGCGCAGTATGAATTGACAATTCGCCATGCAGAGCAGATGTTTGATATGTACTCTGAACATATTGAACTTTACTGGGTTTGCCTCCCGCTTAAATTGCGAAATGCGGTTAGCAACTTTGAGCCAGTATGGTGCGCGTGGGATCCAGAGCGCAAGGCGGACTGGGTGCGAGAACTTCCGAATAGGCCAGGAGTAATTTCTGACCCAGCCTATTTTGACTTCTTCGAGCCTAGGATGGAGTTTGAAGAATTCATCGAACTGTTTGCAGTGTGGTATAGCAAAGGAAGGTCAACTGCTGCATTTATTGGGATTCGCGCGGACGAAAGCCTAAACAGATTTAGAACTGTCGCAATTTGGGATAAGCAAACTCATTTTGGCAAGCGATGGACAACACAGGTTGTTGATGGCGTGTTTAATGTGTATCCAATTTATGATTGGAACGTAAAAGACATTTGGCGGTATCACGCAAAATATCCAGCCAAGCCACACAATGAAGTCTATGATCGTATGCATCTTGCCGGGCTGTCATTGT